TTAGTCGTTCACGCTGCACAGTTGCCTTGCTTGCGCCCTGTCGTCCACTTCTGGACTTCCAAGTCAATCAGAGATAGTTTTCTATTTGCTTAATGCAAATAGCCGCACAAGTTTACGGATGTTTCGTTAAAGTCTTCAACGTTCAATGCAGGGCCAGTTGTACCGATAAAGCGACCAGGGCGGCGAACGTTAACCGTTGCACCGATTTTGCCACCAACGACTGCGAATTGATCGTCATAGTTACGATCAACTTCACCAGTAAAGGTGAGTTCGTTTTCGAGAACCATCAAGGCCTCGTTGGTGATTTTGCTAATAGTGAGTAGAGTATTACTCATGATATTCCTTTAAATTAGGGTTTTACCTAATCTTTCCAGCCTTTCGTGCTTCTTTCCATTGCGAATAAGTGCCGTGAAATTGACCGTCAGAGCCAACGCCTACACTTGTCGCACCGGAAGTAGCTCGAATTGGGCTAATCGGATCAGGTGCTTTAGATTTAGAAACAACAGTTTTGCTCTGCGCTGGTTCGCCTTTTACCTCAAACCTAGCTTCCAATTTCCCTAACTCTCTCAAAGCCTTGGCAGGATTCATTTCTGAAATCTGCCGAGCATAATCAGGATTCTCAGCCAAGTGATACAGGACTTTTGGCCCTACATCGCTATCAATGATTGCATCACGCACATAATCCGGTACTGCAACATCTGCGCTTTGCACCATTTCATCGAAATCCGGCATTTCGCTTTTCGCTGCGTCGATTTTTTGCGACCAAGTTTCTAAAACTTTGTTGCGTTCCTCGTTAGCTTTGCGATCAGCGTCTTGCTTATCACGCTCTTTTAATGCTTTCTCAGTCGAATATTCAGCTAATGCTTTAGCGTATTCAAACGCATCATTAAACTGACTCGGCTGGGGTTCTTGGTCATTGCTTTGCACCGTGTTTTGTTGTGGTGCGCTGCGTTGCTCAAGTTCCCGTAAACGAGTTTCTAGCGATTCCCTTGCTTCACGTTCACGCCTCGCTTCTTCACGAGCCTGCTCACGTTGCTTAGTTATCTCCGAAAACCGTTTTTCAAGTTTAGGATTTTGCTTTCGCTCATCTGTTGCTTTCGCCTCATCTCCCGCATCTGATGATTCACTCTGCGCTTCAGACTCTACAACTGGCTCTGTATTCTCTACAGCCTCAGTTGGAGTTGGTGCAGCTAAACCCATCCTATGTGCGTTAAATTCAGCTAAATTATTCGATGTAACGACATTTGCCGCTAATCGTTCTGCTACTTGCTCTGACATGGTTTTATCCAAGAATTAACCCAGTTAATCCCTAACTGGTAAGGGTACTTAATTATTAACTTATCTAAAATAATAGTCAATAACTATTGTTAAATACCTCGCTCAATAGCTTCTTCTTTAGCTAATGCAACATCACGCTCATCAATGCTTGCAAGCATCATTGCAAGTTGCGCTTTGATATTCTCAATCTTAATCTTTGTTTGATTATCAATTGTTGTATCATGCGCTGCAACATCGACTTTCATTCGTGCTGTAGATTCATCAGTTTGAGCTTTCGTATCAATACCATGCGCTTTAACTGTGGCATCCATTTGAGCCTTTTTAAGCACCGTATCGTTACGCATTTGCTCAATATCGCCACGATACTTAAGTTGTAGCTGCATTTGTTGCATTTGCTGCTGCATTTGTTGAATCATTTGCTTAGATTGAGCCAATTGCATTTGAACTTGCGGTGGTATTGGCGATTTATTATCAATTTGAGCTAATGGATTACTAGCGGCAAGACGGTCTGCAATAGTATCTGCGCCAGGGAAATCCATATTTCTAAACACTAGATCGCCAGCAATATCCATCAATTTTTGATTGCCGCCAATCAAAGGCATCATTGCATCAACCGCTGCCTGACGCTTGCTGTTATAGCCTGGGCCTGTATCCATCGTCACATCATATTCACCGACAGTAACGTCATTTAAAACTGTGCCGACTGCTTGTTGCTCATTAATCGTCACCAAATCAGGTCTGCCATCATCACCAATAATCCGCATCACTCGTTGCGTATCGTAAATCTTTGGAATTAGATCGAGGATGATTTTGCCTGTTTGCTTAATTGAGCGAGTCAAATTGTCAAAATAATGGAAATTTGACATATCAATTTGTGCTTGCTGACCTTGCAATGCTTTGCCGCTAATGTTGCCTTGCGGTAACTGATTAGGATCAACAATGCCGATTACAGCTTGCAAATCAAGGCTGATCGCCCCCGCTGCTGCCATAACTCCCGCAGGTGGTGGTTCAGGTTGCAAACGTTGTGGGGGAGGTGCTTGCACTCCTGAAATGTCAGTTTGCTTATAAAGCAACACAGGCATCGACTTTTGATTAGCATTAGCCCAATCGTTTTCATGCCCTTCATTTTGACCTTCTGCCATCAGCCACTTAGCCTTTGGAGCTAATGCGACAGATTCGGTCATTGTCGTTTGCCAATAGTTATACATCCGCTGCGGGTCTTTAGCCATGCGAACAAGACCAAAACGCTTGCGCTTACTATCGACAATCAATTGCTGACCATAAACGGGAACGACAGGAATGTACTTGCCAGGCCAATCCTTTTCCTCAAGCACCTCAATCGCTGTCAGTTTGCACCACTTAATTACTTTCTTATACGAATCACGCCTATCTACTATCGTGATGCCTGCACTAGCAAGCATTTTTTCGTCTGGCAACTCATCCTCAAACACTTGCGAACCATCAGACAACATTACAAGTTTTGTGCGCTTGCGTTCGGTGTAAAAATATTCAGCAATGCGAATATCCTCTTTCATCACCCATTCGGCGTTTGAATCGCCTGTACCACGAGCAGTAAAGCTAGTGCCATCGTCTGCATCAGGATACATCTTACGAAAAACTGATTTCGGCACAACCGTTGTAATTAAACACTTTTCCGCATCTGAACCATCAGGCATATTGCTGTTTGGATCAAAATAGACGGTAAAAGGGTTATCAATTGGCTTAATGTAAATCTCTTGATCGAATGAGTTTTCGCTAACGTAATCCGTGACTACACGCCAATAGCCCCAGCCCATACGCACAGCAAAATCAAATGCAGTATCGTAAGCATCATCCGCATTAGAGTTAACCTCAACGTGCCGACAAATTCCTGTAATCACTTCTGCGACTTTGGCATCTGCTTCGCTGTTAATAGGATCGACTTTGATTCGTGGACGTTGTTGCCGCTGCTGATTTGTGATCTGCCGCACATAGGCATCGATCTTGTTAATCGTTAAACATGGGCGTGATTCAAGATTACGACTATTCTGAATCTCGACAGGCCATTGATCGCCAGCTGCAAACTTTAAATCATCCAAGCCTTCTTGCCGATTGTTCGATTCAGCATCAGACGATAGCTTTAGAAATTCTTTAGCTTCGTTGATCTTGCTATCATAATCATCCATAACCGCACCTTTTTAGCGAATTTAGCCGATTTTAATTCATCCACGATGAGGGTACAACAAATGTATTCTTTTGCTTTTTACCCTGTTTTGGCTCGTTGACCATCAAACCAATATATCGAAAGGCATCTGCACCGTGTGAATATTGATCGTGAAGCGGTTGTTTACCAAAATGTCCCGTTTCAGGATCGACTGCATATCTATAGTGTCGCAAACAATCTAACCCATCTGCTGCATTTTCTCTGTCAAACCAACAATTTCCAAACGCCGTTCTAGCTGCGTTGATTGAATCCAATATTGGGGTTCGTTCAATAATCCGTGTTTTGTAGCCAGAAGCACGCACAATTTCTTCGATGGATTTGCCGTGACTAGCGAGCGTCTTGTTTTGGGCATCGTGAGGCAACCATAAAGTGTCGTAAACGTAGCCATATTTCTGCATTTCCGCTAAGTAATAAGAAATTGTCTTTTGGTTATCCTCAACATAGCGAATTAGTCGAGTTTCCATCCCTATGAACTGGACAAACCAAATGGATGTGCTATCTGCCCAACCTAAGTCAAATACAGCGTGAACAGGCTTAACAGGATCGTAATTAACCTTAGTAATCCGACCTTCTAGCTCTGCCATCTGCATTTCTTTAGCAAATACAGCACCGTCTACCGTTTGCTTACATACTCCTTCCCAAACCGTCATATAGGCTTCGGGATCACGTTCTTTTAAAGTGTCTTTCTCAATCTTGAGTGTTTCAGGAAACCAAGGATTTTGATCCCAATTGACTTTCTTGGTTATGCAATTAGACGGAGGATGGGCTACAAACTGTTGATAAGTTATGTCTGACTCTAATTCAGGGTTAAACGTTATCCAAATCTCGCTGCCTGGCTTTCTAATCGTTGGCGTTAACACCTGCCATGATCGCTTTGATACCGTTTGCGCTTCCTCAACCCATGCAATATCAATACCCTCAAATGATTTGAGCGATGCAATAGTTGTTGTTTTTAAGCCTGCAAACAATATAAGTGTGCCGTTTTTGCCCCGAATCTCGCTATTTGTCACTTCGTAAAATGATTCCATACCCATAGCTTGAATCTGATCTTGCAAAAGCTGATGCACAGAATCTTTCAATGAGTTTTGCACTTCACGAGCGCACAATATGCGTAATGTTTGCTGAGTGCCTTTAATTAGCAACATCATGGCAAATGCCCAACTTTTGCCTGAACCTCTACCACCGTAGGCGCATTTAAATCTTGATGGCTCGATTAAAAATGATGCCCATTCAGGTAAATTGACGCTGCCATTACTCATCTGGCTTTACAAAGTTCACAGTCAAGTTAGATAACAAAGGCGCACCGTCTGCACCTGTAATCTCTTGCTTTGTTGATTCTCTGTACTTCTTAGGGAATCGAGCAGCCATTGATCTAGACCACAGCGAAGTGTTCAACTTAGCTGATTCTTTGTCCTCAATCATGTAACTTTGCGCTTGATCTTCCCACCATGCGAGGCTTAAATCCTTAGCTTCACTTAAGGCGTGCATAAAATCTTCATGCTCATCACGCCATTTATACATTACTCTAAGGGAAAACCCTAATGCACTAGCGATTTGTTCTACACTTTTACCTAGGCGACCAAGCTCAATCACCTTTTCACATATTAAAGGATCATAAAGCGTTGGTCTGCCTACAGGTTTTTTCATTTTTTCTTTTTTGCAGCTTCACGCTTTTCTGAATATGCAATTGCTACCGCTTGCTTGATGGGTTTACCCGCTTTAACTTCAGCCTTAATGTTTGATTTAAAGGCTTTCTCTGATGTTGATTTTTTAAGTGGCATGATTATCCTCACAAAAGGTTACGTCTTTCCAAGACATTACAAGGTGGCGTACATCATCTTCAAAATACTCGTGATAGCTTAAATACTCATCTTTACCCATTGTACCGAATCGTACAAAGTCATTGATGTTTAAATGCTTTGCTGCGTCTGGCCCTACCGCTACAACCGTACCCATGTTGTCTTTTTCGCTCATCACTACGTCAATAATTGAACTTTTGACTCGTTCTTTAGCTTTGACAACTATTTTGTCTTTCAGCGGTCTTAGCTTCATGCTTGCACCTTTGGCTTACGACCACGTTTAGGTTTGTCTATTTCCATAGCTGCAATTTCTTTTGACCGTTTTGCATAAACTTCATCAAATGCTTCATTTATTATTTTTTCTTGTGTAATTTCCACAATAGTCTTTTTAAATGTCCATTCGCCACACCAGTCATTGCCGTGTCTGTTTTGATGCGTTGGATACCGTCTACAAACACCAATAGCCCCATTCGGAGCTAGAAAGAATCGACAAGCAGAGCAGCTTTCGATAAAATTGGCATCAGCCATTGCAATACCCCTATATTGTGATGGTTAGAGTCTTGAATAGTTTTCGGCTATTCAAGGCTCGTTTACTTTTGCTTATATTCACTACGATCATGTTCGTAGCAAACGCCTTCGGTACGACCTGTATTAAATAGCTTATCTGCGCCGACTTTATCCATTTTGCCCATAGCTACGCCATCGACTTTTTTGCCCATGCGTTCGCTAGTTTTGTCTGATGATTCCGACCCTGCTGGACGCTTAAAACCATTGCCGTACTTTTCCATATCTTTCCCCTATTAAGGTGAATTAAGTTTATTTTAAATATTTAAGTTTGTAAAGAGTGCTGTTAATTAGTGACGCAATTTCATCAATCAAATTCTGAATCTCTGAATCTTGCGGCAAATGCTCTCGGCTCTCTTTAACAAACTCAACCAATCCTTCAAAATACTCTACTGGCTCTTTCTCAGGATGATATTCATTTGGATACTTCTTGATAATGCCGTTTTTGCCTTGATAATTTTCAGCTAATTTATCCACTAAATCAATAATTTTTGGATAATATTTGCCTAATGCTTTGTGTTTAGCAAAATTATCGGTCTGAAGATGTTGCAAATGGGCAATCGTGCCGCTATGCAGCAAAACCGATATAAATGCGGCAATGTCTTTATCCATTTTGATATTGTGCCTCAGTTTATTCAATAATTGCAATAACTATTGTACAGCCACCGCCATGCTTAATCTTGCCTCGTGCTATCTCTATCTTATCAAATTGTCCGTCATCATCAAATATGCCTGCGTCTTGCAAAGCGTCAAATAAGCCCTTGAGTCTATTATCTAAGTCAATGCTGCGCTTATCCCGTGGAAATATTGTAATGATGGCTTGTAGTCTGTTAGAGCCAAAACTAGGCACATTGTTAACAGTAACGTATTCTTGCACCGCTAGTTTGTAATCTCTGCCGCCTTTACTGAGGATTGTCCTGCCCCTAAAGTTGCGCCAATAAGTGTTAACGCTTGGCGGTAACGGCAATTGCAGCGTTGCTAACATTTAACTAATCCACGTTCAAATAATTCGCCAATCGTTCGTCTATGGGCAACTTCCCAAAATTCCCTGCGTTGCTCTTTAGTTAATTTATTGCCTTGATCGAGTGCCATGTGGCAATTGAAGCAAAGTGATGCCACTCTGTAATCCGGTGCTTTTATGCCTCGACCTTTACCATCTGCTAATTGGTTACTGTGCGCTGCAACAACCGTACCATCTTCGATTTCGCAAAGTTGACACGGTAATTGTCGGCAAGCCTCTAAGAGTTTTGGATTTCTGTACATTGAGCCTCCGACCATTCTTGCAGATCAACAACGGAAATTTGCATATCAACAGCAACGTCAGCAGCAGCGTCAAATTGTCCTTTTAAGACAAGTTTTCGGTATTGTCTGACAAGTGATGTGATTTTAATTAGGCTTTCAGAATAATCAATCATTTAATAATCCTTTCAATTTGTCGGTTACTGGCTTGCTCTGTTCTCCATGCGTCAAACCTCATTTGTGCGCTTGTCATGCGCCATTTAAGCAATTCGACCTGTTCTGTAGCTGCCCCAATTGCATCACAATGGATTTGATAATCTATGTGAGCGTATGCCTCACGTTCCTGTGCGCCTATGCTAGTTTCGCCTGATTTCTTCATAAGAATAGCTTTTAGGCTAGATTTGTACGCCTCTAACTGCGCCTGTATGCCTTTTGCTTTGGCATAAGCAGGTGCATTTTCCCAGATGTATTCAATTGCGGGATGTGGGCTGTATTCACTCATAATTGTCCCCATTGCTCTGCCATTGCTTGAGCAATACTAGGAAACGTTTTAGACCTGCTTTTGCCTTTTGCGTTTGAATACCATTTAGGCATCCTTTTTCCGCTGTCAAACATCACAAATTCTCCTTTACCAACTATCTTAGTAGGTATTAATGGCGGTAAATTTTTAAGCCATAAACACGTTGTTTTTTGAAATTCATCGCCAAATTGCCATGGTTGAACAATTTGTTCCGGTTTGCGTATTCGTGAGCTGATAACGCTAACAGGGTTTTCAATACATATTTTTGGTATTGGCGCATCCATTAAAGTCTGAACAAAAGCTAACGCCTTTGTCTGTAAATCAACTTTTTTGTGAAAATGTTTAGTACCTGATACAGCAAGATGAGTGCATGGCGGGTGAGCAATCATTAAATCCCAACCATCGTTCAAACAATCCAATACATCGCCCATGTAATGCCAACCTATACTTTCAGATGGCAATATGTCACAAGATACTGCCCAATGACCTAATCGTGTAAATTCATCACGCACCGCACCGCTATATTCGCAAGCAATTAAAACTTTCATAAGTCATATATCCATCTGATTTTGTCTGATTTTGATTGAATAGCGTTACGCTCACGATTTCCCGTAGTCCATTCTTGAAATTTGCTAATTGTGTCTTTTTTCCAATTTGCTGCTGCGTATATTGTTCCGCTATGTACTTCTGTGTCCTGATAAGAAACTAACCTGGTTACATCTGGAAATTGTTTTTTAATCTGTTTAATCATTTTGGCAATCATCCAAGTTGCCGTAAATCGTGGCGCATCGTTTGCAATAGCTAATCTACGCAATTCAAGCCAAACGTAATCTTTACTCATACGGTTCGCTGCTACTGGATCTGTCCACATTGCTACGGCAAAACAATGATTTTCGTATTCAGCACCAAAAAATATCTTGTGTGCGTTTCTAACCATGTTTGAATGTGAAGTAACAGGCAAACGACTGTGCCATTCAGTGTTTTTTTCCATAGCGTAATCAACACCAACAACTCGCAAATTCATACTTTTAGCGGATTGTGGTATTACCCGTTCCTCCAAAAATAAATCTAAATTCATATCAAATCCATCTGTTTTGGCATTACTTTCCACTCTCGTTCTGCCCGACCACTTTTGCTTTGCACGTTGCGACCAGTTAACAGAATTTCATGATTGCGTTCTAATTCACTTAAACGCCTAGCAACCTGGTTGCCATCAAGTCCTGTAATTGTGGCTATGCCGTCTTTGCCCATTGCCCCATACTTAGTTAAAGCTGCAATGATTATCGTGGCGTGTTGAGCTGCTAAAGACTTTGCAGAGTCAGCAGCAGCCCAACTTGTTGCGGGATCAGTATTTCTAGCAACTTGGCTCATGTCATCAGCACCGATAAAAGTGGAAAGAAACCAAACACCAATGCAAGCATTAACAAACCAACCACCCAAGCAATAAGCGGTATACGTTCGTCAGCCCGTATGTAGCGTGTTTGTTTACGCATTGTGCGAGTGGTTCTACCTGTCCAATTTGGATCGCCAAGGTCAGTCAGGAAAGGCCAGTTACGCTTATTCATCGCTGCCATCCTCTTCATTTGCTGTAACTTTTTCAATGTGATTAA